TGCAGGCTGAAAGACCTTCCGAGCGAAAACAAACTTTCCGCCTATTTTGAATCTCAGCCTTGCACGTTTTCGGTATTTTGTTTTTGATACAGACTTACCTCCGATTTGGCAGACTCGTTTGCCAAGCGGGGGGTTAGTCCTGAGATTGGGGCGAATAAGAAGGGCTTTCCTTCCATCATGAACCGCCCTTGCATAAGGCAGATTTGAGCCGACTGATGCAATGCCATTACCAAGATGATACACGGTGATTGATTTCCGCAAGCCGCCTTTCTTGAAGGGAACGACACCTTGACGTGTGGCTCGTTCACGCAGCTTTTCGGCTATTTTCAAAACGATATCATCTATATCAATCATAAAGCCTTTCTTACGTTCTCAAGTGATTGGATTAATCTTAATCCGGTTTTGGAGTTTTCAGGGCTTTCTTGGGGCTTTGGGGCAGCTAAAGGGTTCATTCCAAGTTCTTCCCTTGCCTCATTAACTTCAATAATGCCAGCAGCAGTCATAGACGGATAATAAGTCGATGCCGGTTCATCGATATCAACGTCAAGCTCATTAAACTGGATTTCAACATTTAAGCCCATAGCAGCCAAGACCGGGTTTAATTTGCTTTCGATCAGTGATTGCCTGGGGGTGATAACAGTTTCTTGGAACGTCTTTAGTTGGCCTTGTATTTCTCCTCCTCCTCCAAGTTGACCAGCAACAACGACTCCAAGCAGCCTGGGCGGAACTCCATGCGCTGATATAATATTGTCCCGGCATTTATCACGCAGCTTGTCAAATGATCCCTCTTTATCTCTTTCCATGCCGAGTTTTTCAAAGCGTACTTTTACATCCGGGTTATTGATCGGGAGATATAAAGTCCGGTGGGCATTATTAACACCTTTTAACTGAGCCTGAAAGAATGTAACAACATTTGATTCAGTCGTCTTATCGAATTCTCCACCTTCAACAACAACAACCATGTCAGGGATGCCGCTATTCAAAAAGAATTTCTGATTATACAGGGCGGCATAATAATCAAGCTCAATGTCAACTATACATCCACGCCAATCGGGGAGTCCATAATACTTGTCATTTTGGGTGTAGTTGGTCAGGCATAGAAGAGAGTTAGGTTCATTCTCATTTGGATTAAATGCCGGATAAGGAGTTTCAGCGCCGTCAGAACCGACATAGAGATATGCAGTTGCTTCGCCTTTTGGCCTACGGAAAACTTGGACAGCGGGGCAGAAATAAAGCTCTTGCACAAGGCCGCCTTTGCCTCTTACAATCTCAAGATAACCGTTTCCTGTCGTTTCATAGTCCAAAATAACACGGGCGAGGACTTCTGTAAGGCTTTGGCCTTGATCGTTGACATTCATCAGGGCTTTTTCAGCCGCTTCATTTGCCGCTGTTTCTTGCTTGGCTATTGCTTTTTTGTTTATAAGCGAGTATCCAAGGTTAACCGTACAGTCAGTTTTCAGCCTCAAGCACCGTGAATGGTATGCATTAACTCCGGTTAGCTCGTTATAATACCAAAGCAAATCTCCTCTATCATCATCTGAAGGATGCTCGATTCGATGGAATTGACTTGAATCCCGTTGGGCGCTTTCTTTCTTTATGATAACTCTTCCGGTAGTTGTTTCAATAATTTTCGTCATTTTCGCAGCCTTTCTAAAATATTAATGATATCTGAATGTTAATCAATTTGGGGCAAAACGATCAATAAAAAAAACTCTATATATATATATATCTATATATAGAAGTTTTTAATTTGACCATCGCAATAAAATTTATAACAATTTACTCATTTCAAATACTTATCTTTTTAATCAAAATATGAGGCACACATGGCAAAAAAACTAAAAAACATAAAAATAAACTGGTTGTCACTCGTTAAGAAGGGTGCGAATCAACGGCACGTTCTGCTTAAATTTGCAGACGGGGAAGCGCCGGAACTAAGAGCAATCCCTTTTGCGAAAGTGGATGACGAGAAAAAGCTTGTGTACGGCGTAGTTTATGCACCGGATTCGGTTGATGCGCATGGCGATTTTACAACGAAAGACGAAATCGAGAAAGCCAGCCAGGACTTTATGAAGTCCATGAAAAACCTAAACGTGGACAAGGATCACAGCTTTAAATCTGAGCATGCATTCGTTGCCGAGAGCTGGATCATAAGAAAAGGCGATCCGCTTTTCCCAGGTGAGCCGGAAGGATCTTGGGCGGTTGCCATCAAGATTGAGGATCAGGAGCTATGGAAGTCATTAAAAGATAACGGGTATACCGGGCTATCAATGGCCGGGACAGCCGAAAAAATAGATGATCAAGAGGGGCTATTAAAAAAGGCATATGAAATATTAAAACAAATTTTCACAAAGGAGAGCAAGGACATGACGAAAGATGAAGTCGTTACAATCGTAAAAGAGACAGTCCCAAAGCCGATGGGGAATGAGGAAATGGCGAAGATTTTCAAGGCAGCGTTCGACGAGGCGATGAAGCCGGTCTTGGAACGTATTGAAAAAGTCGAAAAATCAACCGAAGGCTCGAAGCAAGACCCGAAGCCTATCGAGAAATCGGACAGCGATCTTGAGGCCATAGGCCGCGATATCGCAAAAAAAGCGAATGGAGGTAAATAGTTATGGCGGATATATTAGGAGTAACAAGCACGAGTTACGTTGAGTCGGATATACTTGCCTCAGACAATCCCCTTATGAAGCCGATAACCGTTGTATCGGGTGCAGGAGCATTGGTACGGGGGCAGGTATTGGGCAGGATCACCTTAACCCACAAATACACTAAGCTTGCACCGGCGGCAGTTGATGGGTCGGAAGTGGCTTGCGGGCTTTTGGTTCAGCCGGTGGATGCGACTCTCGCTGATGCCGCAGGGCATGCATTTGTCCAGGGTGCTTTCATGTCAACCGCTTTTGTATGGCCTGCTGGAATTACGGTAGCCCAAAAGCTTGTGGCACTTGAGCAACTTCAGTCACGTGGGATCATCGCAGATAAAGATGATCTTTTAATAGCGGTTTAAGGGAGGAATCAAACAATGGATCATTTATTTAAGACAAGGACACTTACAGCGAGTGTTAACGAGATTAAAACCACTCAGACACAGATCATTGACACGATCTTCGGCGCAAAATCAATGCAGCCGAACAGCCGATTCGCTTGGGATGTTCAGCTTGGGTCAGAGACAATCATGAAGAATATCAAAGCGCATGAGACTGCAACTGTTGTCCAGAAAACAGGCAGGGCAACAGTAACCTGCGAAGCTCCGAGATACGCCGAAAAACGGTTTATCGGGGCTGATGAGATACAAAATATTCGGGCGCTTGGTCAGCAGACTGCAACTATGGTTATGGCCGATAGGATTGGCACAGAACAAAGAGATATGAGAAACAAGATTGACCGGACGAGGGAATATCTTGCAGCGAATGCTCTTGCGGGACAGATTCTGGATGAAACCGGAGCCGTCATTGTTGACTTCCATTTTACAGGGGCGCAAAAGCCTACTTTAGGTGCTGGGTTTAGGTGGAATGAAGTTGGCGGCGATCCTCTGGCAAATTTAAGAGCATGGCAAAAAATGATAAGCCAGTCGGTCGGGGTAGTCTCTCAATGGACGGCTTTTTGCGGGTTCGATGCTATGACGGCGCTCATGAATAATGAGAAGGTTTTAAAGCTCATGCAATATCAGAGGGGCGCACAGATAGCCGAAAGCGGCGCAATAGTTGATTTGGCAGGGGTTCGCATTAACCAGTATTTCGGGACTTATGTTGATTCATTAGGGGTAGCTCATGAGTTTATTCCGAATGATGCTTTTGTTCTGATTGGTTTTGTTCCGGGGGCATTTGGCGAGATATATGCGCCAGCGGTTCAGCAGGACGCAAAAGGGGAGATGTTCTTCGCTAAGTCTTGGGACACACCAGATCCTTCCGGGAAATGGATATTGACCGAGACAAGACCGCTTCCAGTCGTTTACCGCCCTGCATGCATAGTTTATGCGGATGTCGTATAAATGGCGGCGCTTGTTTCCATAACGGAGGTTAGGACTCTTGGCCGTTTGCCTGACGCGGTAAAACTCCCTGATTCTATCATTCAGCCTCATCTTGATGGGGCTAATCGTGAACTTGAACGATGGATCGGGGCTTATAACGCAGCAGTAGCGCCACAGCTCGGAAGGGTCAAAGAAGCAGAGGCTTGTATCTGCCTTGCCTATCTGATGCCGGTTATAAATACGTTCTATACGCAGGGGATAACGACACTTCAAAAAGAGATGGGTGATATGGAGTATCTATTTCATACACCCACAGAAGCAAAAGCCCTATCTGATATGTGGATGGAGAGGGCACGGATGGCCGTTCAGGCCGATATCAACGCCAATGCCGTTAAATCGGTTATAGGATGGTATGCCATATGATCGAGACAGTTCTTGAGCCTTATATCCGTGGGGAATTACTGGCAGCATTTCCGGCGATCTTGCCAGACCAGATCATTGTTTTATTTCCTTCAGGCAAGATGGACTACAGCAAAAACAAGGTCAGGAATAGCGCAGGGACAGAGACTCTTTCGGCATCCATCACAATAGCAACAGAGAATAAGCTCGACAGAACGGTATTTATGAAAGCATTCAGCCGTAAGGGGCTAAAGATCGGTGGCTATGAAGTATTTCAGGAGTATCAGGGGCATGAGCTTCACGATTATGTTGAAGCAATCGGGATGAAAGCAACAGTTTTTAAACTAAATTACACTTATAATATTTTTATGTAGGAGGAATCTATGGATATTAACAGTTTTATGGGGGTCGGAGATTTGTATGTTGACCGGCTAACAGATGCGGGCGTTTCAAGTGGATCTTTGGTTTATGTCGGTAATTGTGACAAGTTTGAAATCAAAGCTGAGTCTGAGATTATCGAACAGATATCAAAAGGACGTGATACAGCCGGGGATGTACTTGCAACCGTAACAAGAAAAAAACCTGCAACCTTATCAATTACCTTAGATCAG